CTTCTGCCTCCCACGCCAAGAACTCTACCCGGTCACGGTTAGCCGGGTCCGGGGGGATGTGTGCGCCGTCTGCCAGTCTCAGAACCCAACCAGCATCTAGGTGTCTGTACATGATCACAGCTCCGCGTCAAGGATGAGTGTTTGTGCCGCAGCAGTTGTCTGGTAGCACATAAGGGTGTCTGCTGTAGTGCCGGTGCTTGTGAAGCCAGATCCTCCGCCAGTGATCGTAGGCGTCTTGACCATGCCAATCGGGAAGCACGTCCAGTTGCTAGACGTGTTCACCCTGACAGATTGCTTCTGGTAGTAGCGACGGCGAAGCTGCTCTTCGATTGCGATTGGGCGAAGCTCGAAGGGCATTCGTTGTGATCCAGCGCAACACTGAAGGTCAGCAATGATGCAGTGGAACGCTGCGGTCACAGCGCTGTTGTAGTAACAGTGGAGCTCTATTTGCAGACCGTTAGCACAGTCTGCGGTGGTCAAGGTCGTAGAGAACGACACGTCCTTGGTGGTGTTGGCGCTCACTGGCCCTAGCCCTGCGCCGCTTATCACGAGCGTAACAGCACCGAAGTTATTAACCGTGTTCGCCTTGTTGATGTATATCACAACCTCATCTATCTGCTTGGTCAATGACGTAATACGCGTCGATGTCGTGACTGTTTTTCCGGCTAGTTCTAACGCGTCAGCAGCTTCGATTCGCACAATATGGTTGATGTATCCAGCACCGCCTGTAGCTGCTGTGATATTTGTAACATGTGTGCTGCCGGAGCTAGTTCTGCTAGAGTCAGCAGAAGATTCGACCCCGATGGTTCCTGTGACAGCTGACCACCAGCCGATAAATGTGCCGATGCCGTCCGCACCGAGGTTATTCCACCCGACTGCTGCTGCGCCAGACCCTTTCCGACTGATCCGGCAGCATCCATTGATGATCTTGTTGCGAAATCCTGAAGTGGCGGCTCCGTTGATGTTTGGCGTTCCTACCCCGCCAGTGAATGACGGATTTTCGAGCGGGGCTTTCGCGTTAAGCGCTGCCTGTTGCGCGGTGCTTACGGGCTTGTTTGCGTCTGACGTGTTATTGACGTTTCCGAGTCCAAGATTAGCCCGGGCTACAGCAGCGTCGGCAAGCCCGGAAAGGTTGCCTGACTTCTGAAGCATGCCGCCTGCGGAAGCTGCGGTCCATCGCAAGTGAACGAAGACCGTTGCCGCTGTACCGTCGTAGGCGAACCCACCAGACTGCCCCGTAATGTTCTCGAAGTCGCGGACTATTGTCAGCGTGTCCCCCACACGGGCGGTCACCTTGACCACCTCAATGTTCTGCTCTACCCCGCCAACGTCCTTGGTAAACAGGGTGACGAGGAAGAAGTCAGAACCCGTGATGCTTGGGAACTTGGACCCGGTCCCTGCTGCCAGGGTCATGGTCGTGCCGCCCTGGCTCAGCGTGCCGGAGAGTGTGCTGCTCGCGCCGTTGGTAAAGAGTTGGACACCCATCACAGATCCTTCACTCGAATACGGAATTCATCCTGTTTGACCCGCCCGTCATAGGTCGTCGCGGTCACCGTCACCTTGTAGGTCACACCGTCCACACCGCCGCTCGCCCACACCTTCACGCGGGGGGACAGGACTGTGATCGCCCCGATCGTCAGTCCAGCTGGCGAAGGAACCGCTGTGGCGGACACCACATAATCCCCACTCTCAAGCCAGTCTGCGTAGTCGACGTCGTAGTCAAGTACCTCGACGGGCTGTTTTGTGTACGTACCCAGCATCAGCGACCTCCCGCTACAAGCATGACGCGGGTATCCGCCGCCACGAACGATGTGCGATCGTCATGCGCGCGGTCCGCATTGGACTTTGATAAATTGCCCGACCCCACCGCGCTGAGAACCGCATGGGACTTGAGTCTCACTCTGAGCGTCAGACGCCCGCGTCCGGCTGCGGACGCCGTACCGACGCTGCTGAAATACTCTGCGGTCGTCATGCGCAGACTGCCGCTGGCCTGGGCGGTCCCGCGCGCCGAAAGGTGCGCCGGCACAAACGCGCGCAAACGACCAGAAGCCGATGCAGAAGCGACCCCCCGGGACGTCAGTCGGCGAAGGATCGTCAGCTTAGCGGAGGCCCCCGCGCTCGCAGCGCCGACGGTCCGCCAGGAACGAAGCGTTGTCTTCAGAACTGCGCGGACCTTGACGGCGTAACACAGCGCGGTCGAGAAAAATCTGACCGGCAGTTTCGGCGCTGCGTACCCCAGCAGCGCACCGTTGAGAAGTTCACCTGGCCCGTTCAGCATTACAGCAGTTGCACGACCAGGTCGCCCGGGCTCATCAGCGGAACGTCATCGACGTTCAGCACCCGCGGGCTGTCGAACGGGAACGAGAAGCGCAGGTTGCCGGAAGTCGCCGCGTCGTAGATCCCCCAGTGGGAGACTGTGATCTGGGTTCCCGTCACTGCGTTAAACTGGATGGCGTTGTTGTTGCTGGTCTCTCCAACTGTAGGAGACGCCCATGCGCCAGTCGGGCGCCGGGCATACCAGGCGCCGGTTACTTCGTTCGCGGTGAGGTTGTCGTCGGTCGGATCGGCGATGAACAGCGCCAGATACCGCGTTGCGTAAGGCGTGACGAGTTCGTCCGTCAGCGTCTTGTTGGCTTGGTAGGTCGAAAAACCGGACATGTCAGCTCCTTGTAGCGGTCGCGGCGGGGCTTGCGGAGGCGTCTACGCCAGCCTTTGCGCCGATGAAATTCGAGTACGCCTGGTAGTGCAGCTGGGCCAGCTGCGCCGCCGCAGATTCACCATCCTTGCTCAAGGCTCGGAACACGCAGTAGTTCACTAACGCGTTAGCGAATATGTCGGACAAATTGATCGCCTGGCCTGTCGACGTGATCACCGGCGGCGAAACTGAGAGCACCCCGGCGATCTTCACTGCCGCAGAAACGCGGGGGTAGATGTAGAGGACACGCGGGTCGCGGGTATCCAGCACACAATTCACCACCACGTCTTTCGGCGTTGCGGCGTGCCAGAGCGGCGTATGGGCGTCCAGGATCTCGCGTGGAACGACCCGGATCGCCTTTCCAGGGGTCACGCCATCAACCCCCAGGTTGTGGGTGAAGTCGAGCGCCCGCAGTGCGGTGGCTGGAATCGCCTGGCGAGAGGCATTCGGGACGAGGGTAACCGCCTCATGCGAGACGTAGGCTTCGGGGCGTACGGATACCACGTCGCGCTCCCCGTCGTTCAGGTAAAGCAGCCAGTCGGCGTCCGTCCAGCGCTCGCGCGCTGTGTCGTGGACCGTGTCCGCCGCGCGGGTGATGATGTCGTTCGCGATCATACGAATCGTACCGGGGCGACGCGGAGATCGCCGTACAGGTTGTCGCGGTTGCGCGCGATGACGGCCTTGTTGACCTCCTGCGCCGCGCGCTGCTCGTAGTAAAGGCCGCCCTGGGCGTCTGACCAGCTCTGGCCGGGCATCCGCTTGAGTCGGTAGATGGCACCATACACCACGGCGTCCAGGTAGCGCTCATACAGCGCGGAATCGACGGTTGTCGCGGTGCGGGTCGGCGCCAGCGCGGCCGAGACGATAAACGTGCCGGTCGTATCCGGCGCCGGCAGCATGCGGAAAGTATCCAGCGCAGTCATCGTGAAAGCGCCTGGTGTCCCGCGTTGCGTCCAGAGGGCCGGGTTGTTCGCGGTGATGGCCTCCTGCGTAACAGGGTTCAGCCGGCGAGCCCCATCCACCAGGACCGACAGGATGGACACCAGCTGCGCGCCGTTGGGGAGCGTTACCGTGTACTCCGCATCGGTGGCGTTGTATGTCTCAGCGTCGAGCCGCTCGCGCCATACCAGCGCTCGGTCACAAAGGGCAAAGCAAGCGCTGCGGATCGCTTCCAGCGCGGTAGGTTCCGGCGCATGCAGGCATTCCACCACCACACTCGGCAGGAATTTATCGAGCGCAACGCTTGCCATGGTCAGCTAAAGTCCAGTTCGTCGTCGTTTTTCGGCGCTTCGTCAGCGGGTTTTTCAGCTACCTTCTGGGTGCGAGTGGGCTTGGGCTTGCCGCCCTTCGACTCCAGATACGCCTTCCCTTCTTCGGTCAGGTACACCTGGCCGTCGACCACGTTGGCGATGATCGATTTGCGGCCGCCATGGCCGACGGTGAACACCGGAAACATGTTCTCGACGTCAGGGTCCGAGGCGAGGCGTTGGTACAGGTCACTCATGGTTATCTCCAGTCTGGCTGAGGCAGCGCACGCCACCTCAGCCAGTAACACGTTAGGCGACGATCGCCAGGGCCAGCGCGGACGGCAGGAGCGTCTTCCAGCCGAACACGTTCAGGCCGCGGACCAGGTCACCGAAGTCGTTCGGGTTGCGAACGGTTTCCATCTTGGTGATGTTCTGCGCGAACGTCACGGCGCTCTTGTGGCCCGCCATCAGGATGCGGCGCTTCGCCGTGCCTGCAGCAGCACCGCCCCAGTAATCCTGGGTAGCAGCGGCCTTCGGCAGTTGGTTCGACACGTACACCGTGAAGCGGTCGATGCCGCCGATCTTGCCGTTGCGCACCATGGAGGTCGAGTCGCCCATGAACTGCGCCTGTGCGAGGTTCGACTGCATCAGGATGTTGCGCGTCAGCGGGTCGATCACCAGGAAGCGCTCGGTCTCCGGCACGTTCTGCTCATCCAGCACACCCGACATCGCCGTGATGGTCTGCAGGATGTTGGCGCCGGTCAGCGAAACCGGGGCCGTTGCCGTGCCGAGGTTGTAGCCGCCCGAGATCGCGCCTGCGGTTGCACCGAAGTTCGCCGACGCCACGTTGGTCGCAGTGAAGTCAGACGCGATGCCAGGTTTGGCCGCGGAATCGCCGTAAAGCACCGTGCGATCGATGGCGATCTTCATCTGCATGGTGGCGTCGTCGGTGAACGTCTCCATCATGTTCGGCTTCGACTGATGCGCGATGATGTCGCTCACCTGGAAGGTGAAGGACTTCGCGCGGTCGATCTGCAGCTCCAGCGTGTTCGGCGTCGGAACCGCGTAGGTCAGGCCGCTGCCGATCGTGTAGTCCGCGATCGCGATCGTCGGGATGTTGTTGATGACGACCTTGTCGCCGAGATTGGCGATCTCGCCGGCGTAGTCGTTGTTGGTGATGTCGCCCAGAACGGTGGTCAGGTACAGCTTGCGGTTGAGCTTGCTGGACCACAGCGTCGGGATGAAAGTGCCGGAATAGTTAACCCCGGCGTAAGAACCGCCTACGCCAGTAAGCGGTACACCTGCGGTAATCGTTGCCATGCCAAGACTCCTAAATGAAAAATGGGTTCAAAGCGCGGCACCTTCGCTCTTACCAGGACACGCGGCCTTCCGCGAAAGCAAGGTCCGCTTCAGCCGCCAGCTGGTTCGCACGATCTGCGCCCATGTGACGGATGTTTCGCGGGTCTTGCGCCGCTTCGTATTCAGCGCGGGTCCACGTCTTCCCCTGCGGTGCGGGGGTCGATGCGCGGGAAGTGCTTGGTGCCACTTGACGCGCGAGTTCCTTGCGAGGGTCTGGGGTGGCGACGGCCGGCGCAGCCGGTACGGCAGGAGCCGCAGGTGTCCGGGTCGCCGCGTAAGCATTGAAGATCGCCGCCGTGCGGTTGGCGTCCAGAGACTCCGCCGCAGAGTCCAGCGCTGCCTGGCGTGGAACCCCATAAACCGGGTCCACTTCCCCTAGCCATTCCAGGAAGCCCTCATCGCTGTTGATGCTGCGATACTCAGGCACCCGTGAAGCCAGGGCAGACAAGAACTGATCCTGCGCAGAAACCTGGACCTGCTCGCCAATACCTCCGAGCTGCTTCTCCAGCTGCTGGATGTGGGCTTGCAGTTCCCTTTCCCGCTGCGAGACGATCTCCTGCGCTCTTGCAGCGGCGCGTCGATCAATCGCTTCAGTCAGATCCCCGCCGAATTTCTCGGCGTCGTTGTCGGGCGTCGTCTGGGCGGGTTCCGGCTTGACGGTCTTGAGCTTCTCCAGCTCGGCCCCTGTCTGCCGAACAACGTCGTTCAGCTCTCGGAGCTGCGCGTGCAGCCGCGGAACCTCGGCGTTGTACTTGCCCTGGAGGACTTTGAACTTCTGTTCCCAATCCTCCGACGATGTCTGACGTACCTCCTGGACAGGTGCAGCCGGTTCGGCAGCAACCGGTTCAGCGGCTGGTGTAGCAGGTTCAGTATTCGCAGTCGGCTCGACTGGAGTTTCGCCCGGCCCATACAGCTCGCGCTCGATAGCTTCTGCTTCTTCGATCTGCTTGCGTACTTGTTCAGGTAGGTGTGTGCTCGTCACGATTTTCTCCTTAGTGCCTCCGCATGCGGGGGTCTACTTGGTTTCCAGTTTCGCCAGAACCTGCGGGGACGACTCCACAAGATCCAGCACTTCTTTCGCCAGCTGCGCCCGTCCTTGCAGGCGCCTCCACTGGTCCTCATCCGCTACCTTGGTGCAGTCCTCGGCCGCCTTCCGGTATACCGACTCAAACCACGCCAAAACGTGGCTGACTTCGGGTGCCTTCAGGCGCATGAACGCACTGACTGTCGCGCGATCAATACTCATGGACTACGCACTTACCTGTTAGTGGATGCTTGAAACCGACTCTGGCATAAACGCGAATCATAGTCAATACCTATTGCCGGTCTTGTTGATGATATACGGCGCCAATCAGTTCTTGGGCTGCGGTGAGCCGGACTGCACAGGCGTCGGCTTCGGCTGCGAGGCCGATAAGAAACTCAGCAGCCTCGTCAGAAAGTTCGGCGCGATGGGCACCATCAGCTCCGCTGGCGGTGCCGGCAGCGTCACCGGAGCGACTACAGGCCGTGGCAGTGGGGATGAACAGGCGACCAGCGTCCAGCCGCAGGCCCACCAGAGCAGCGTCACGTTTCGTATTCCCATCGCGTAGGGCCTCCATCAGTTGTTTGTCCGCCTGCGCCATCCGCCGGGCGTGGGCCTGCTCTGTCTTGCGATTCGCCTCGCTCAGATCAGTCGTGTCGCGCAGGCGTCGCTGTTCGATCCCGGCCAGCTCCAGGCGCAGTTGTGCGGCCTCCTGACTGAGTTTGCGAAAGCACCGGTCATACCCGGCTTCGTACCCAGCCCAGCCGGCCAGAATCGCGAGCCCGCCCACAACCACCGCCTTCACCCACCACAGCCCCAGATAGTTCGGCATGTTGGCTCCTACGGGTTGAGCGGCTTGGCCTTGCGGAGTTGAACCCAATACTTGGCGCGACCATTCTGCGGACCCAGCAGATTCCATCCGGCGTAGAACTCGATCCCGAGCACGACAAGGCGCAGGCAGAAGGCGTCGTCCGTCGCCCACAGAGGGCCGCCAGTGATCCAGCCATTTACAGGGCTGCGGTATTGGTCGAGCCATTCCTGCCGAACATCTACGCCGAGCCAGTCGTAATTGACTGAGTGAGCACCATTCCGTCGCATCCAGGCGACCTTGGCCTCGAAGGACCGGTAGTCCAAACCCTTGCTCACGCACTCGACGCGCCAGTAGCTGTCGCCTTCAAGGTCGGCATCCTTGGTCATCATCCAGCGGAGCGGCCAGCGCAGCGAGCG